GGGCCTGCGCCGGTCCAGGACTGCTGTTTCGGCGGTCCCGGGGTATAACTTCTTGAATCCCTCCTCGACTTTCTTCACAAAGTCCATGTCGCGCCTGGCGTGATCCCAATAGCGGGGGTCCCGCATCATGGCACGGAGTTTTTCCTCGGTGAGCGTCTCGCCATAAGAGCCCGGGGGGGTTGTAACCAGCTCGTCCTCGCTCAACTTCTCGCCCACGGCGGCCATGAACTTCACCAGGGCCGGGTGGTTTCCGAGCCCGCTTTGTTCCAGGTAGTCCGCCAGCTCCTCGCCGCCGAAGGCGGCCACCACGCGGCGGGCCCGTTCCACGTTTGCGTCGTATTGCTCGCCCCACTCCTTCTTGAGGGCCGCTTCGGTCTCGGCCGTCTTGGCCTCTATCTGGGCGGCATACTCTTCATAGTTGGACTTGGACGCCTCGCCCAGGGTGGACCAAAGCCCCGCGGCCTGCTCCTTGGTAAGGCCCAGCTTGTGAGCGGCTTGCTTGAAATTGTCAACGTAGCTCTCCGCAAAACCCAGGCCCTCCGGGGTCTTCACCTCGGGCAATTCATACGCTTCGGGTGTTTCGGGGGGCTTGAACAGCTCCTGCCGGATCAGGTCCTGGTGGGGCTTGAGGCCTTCGAGGAACCGGGCTCGGTCCTCGTCCGTGGCCTTCTCACCCGGCGGAATGATCCCCTTGCGGCCGATGAGGTCCTGGGCGTTCACCAGCCCTTTGGCCAGGTCTTCCACGGTCTCGTACTTGCCTAAGGCGGGATGGTCCTTGATCTCCTCGGGCAGCGTGTCCTTCCAGTTTCCTTCTTCTCCCATCAGATCTCCTCTCCTCTTTCAAGTTTTTCAAGTTGTCTTGCACGGTTAAGGAGCGCCTCGTCCGTGAAGTTTTCAGGGTCCAGCATGAAGCGGATGTGAAGCCCCACGGACCTTCTGCCCTCCTGGAAGATGGCGTTTTCCGCGGGGTTCACCATGTCCGGGTGAAACCGGGTGCCGTTGAGGTACGTGCGGCGCTCCAGGTCCCTGAGCACTTCTTTTGCCGCACCGCGGCGCATGAACACCCGGCGGTAGGCCCGGTGCAGGTCCCGGAGTTGGGTTATTCGCTTTTCAAGCCCTGCGGGGACCGTCCGCGCATCATTCATGAGGATGCCACCTCCTTCTGCACGCCGGCCGCGGCCTGGGCCATGAGCAGGTTACGTTCCATGGCCTCCCGTTCCATCTCCTCGGCCTGGGCCTGCGCCCGGGCCTCGCGGATCTTGCGGACCATGGCTTGGGGGCGCAGGCCTGAAAGGCTCATGCCCGACAGTTCCGCGATCTTGCGGATGTTTGCGTCGTCGTCCAGGTTGTCCAGGATTTCGGGGTTGAACTGGGCCCGGAGGTCCGCAAACTGGTATGTCTGCGCGATGGCGTCCATCTCGTTTGCCTTTTGCGCCAGGGCCAGGGGGGAGATATACTCCACGTGCAGGTTGCGGCCCTGGAGTTCCGCAGGCGGGGGCGGAAGGTAGCCGTGCCGGGCCAGGATCGCAAAGGCCCGGTCGAACAGCGGATCGAAGATTTCCGTGAGCAGGCGGCCCAGGGTGGGGCCCAAAAGCAGCATCTTCTCCTGGCCGATTTCCTGGACCTCCGTGGCGGTCATGTTGCGTTTCTTGATGATCGCCAGGAAGAGGTCCGTGAAAAACCCGGCCCGGATCTGCTCCCGGCTGTCCTCAAGCATGGCCTCGCCCAGGGGGACGTTGAGCCCGAAGTTGGGCACAAAGATCTTGCCGTCCGAGCGGTAGTAATTCACCGAGCCGGGCGTCATGCGCACCTTGCCGCCCAAGAAACCGTCGTCGGGCAGGAAGATGGGGGGGTCCACCTGCTTATGGCCCGCCTTGAGCACGGTTTTTCGCATCTCGTTGAGTGTCATGATCTCGGGCAACATATCCATGGCCGGGCTTCGCCCGTAGACCTCGTTGGAATTTTTGCTCCACCGCGCCACCATGAAGGGGAACTCCTCGTAGCCCCCCTCGTGGATGATGTGGCGGTGCTCCAGGTCCATGTATATGCTCGCCCAGGGCATGTTTTTTCGGTCGGGGTGGTGGGGATCCCGGTCGTGGCGGGGGAACACCGCATGCAGGATCTTCACTTTTTGGTCAGGCTTTTTTTCGGCAAGCTCCCAGATGTTTTCGCCCACGGACCTGCCCCACTGCTGCACGGCCTGCCGTGCCGTGAAGTTCCCGAACCGCCTGAAAACCGTGTCCACCCGACCCAGGGCGTCTTCGGCGATGAAGATTTCGGCGATGTGCCTGGCGCCGAACCGAAGCGCCTTTCGGGGGTCGTGCTCCACGTAGACGCAAGGGGTCCCGAAGGCGCCCAGGTCCAGGTAACACTCGTGAATCTGAGTGTAAAAATTGGAGCGGTAGAAGGTCTGCGTGAATATCCGCTCCACCGTCTCAAGCCAGGTCTTGACCGGGTCAAACTGCACCAGGTCTTCGTCCTCAAGCCCCAGGCGAAACCAGGGCCGGGAGGGGCTGCTCAGGCCGCCTTGAAGGCCCGCGGCCAGGATACGGTTCGCATTGATGGCGGTCGAATCGTACACCTTGGTGTTCCTGCGCCGCCCCTGGGTCTGCTCCGTGGTGATGTCGTTCTTGCGGGGCAATACATAGTCCGCGCAGTCCTGCCACAACGACTCCCACGGCGTGCGGATCTCCGCGAGCTGCTCGAAACGCTCTTTGATCCAGTCGGCCCGGCTCATCTCACTGCCCCAAAAGCGTCTTGCGGTAGACGGGCGCAGGGCCCGACGCGCCGCCCGGGCCCGTCAGGATGGTGGCGGCGCGGCCCCTGCCGAACATGCGCCTGCGCATGTCCCTGCCGATGGCTGCAAGTTGCGCCTGGACGGCCGCGTCGTCAATTCCGGGGCTTTGGGCGCCCGCGGCCCTGGCCGCCCTCTTGGCCTCGTCCCGCTGCTCCTTGGCCTGTACAGCCGAATAGCCCATATAGGCCCCATAAGCGGCGCCCGCAGGGCCGCCGCCCATCGCAGCGCCCGCGGCTGCGCCCGCGGCCACGGGCCAATACTTCTTGGCGTAGCTTTTGACCTTACTGAAAAAACCCATCTCACGCGCCCTTTCTTCGGGCCTGGGCCGCTTTGGCCGCGCGGCCCTGGGCTTCCGCCTTGGCCTTGGCGCCTCGGCCCCGGTAGACCTTGCCCTTCTTGCCCCACTGGTAGCCCTTGATCTTGCCTTTCTTGTCCCTGACTGGATGTACCGGCATCTGCGAAAACCTCCTTTCTCCTCTCAATACCTCAAAACGTCGTAATCAGTGACCGCCTCCTGCCCAGAAAAGGCCCGGGCCATGGGAGCTGCGGCGCCGAGCTTGGGGTCCCGGATCCGGGCGATGCAGTCCAGCATGTCGTCGTGTATGCAGAACGGGAACGTCAGGTATTCCTCGTCGATGAATTCGGAGATCAGGTTTCGGCCATCGTAGGTCAGGACATCGGGGAGCCAGAAGCGGCCCGTCTCGAACAGGGGCACCAGGGCCCTGATGCGGTCGATCTTCGCGGTCTGGCCTCCAAGGGGCGTTATGGGAAAATAGATCCGTTCCCGGCGCTGGCACTCCTCCATGTAGCTTACGTCCGCCTGCATGCCGTATTGCTCGTAGCCGGTCTTGAGTGGTTTCCACTTGACCCAGAGGGTCTTGAGGGCCTCCCATCGCTCGGTGAGGTTGAGTTTTTCCCGGACCATGTCCAGGAGAAAATAGTTTTTCTCGGTGTCCAGGCCGATAACGGCCATGACCGTGTAGTCGCTGTCCTGTTTTTTCTCGTTGGCGGGGTCCGCGATGAGGTACTTGTTCAGATGCGCCGGTGGGCGGGCGAAGCGGCGGATCCACTGGGCCTTGAAAGTCTGATTTTCGTCCGCGATGGGGTTGAGGAGCTGCTGGCAGGAAAACACGTAAGGGCCCTGCTCGCGACGGAGCTCGGCCAGGCGCTCGGGGCTCAGCAGGACCGGGCGGCCGTTGGGGGTGCCGTCGTCGGTGGCCGGGTGGATGCGCACCTTGTAGCCCGGCTGCTTCTTCAGGTGGATATAGAGGTCCGCGAAATGGTAGTTCGTGCCTACCACGCGCTTTCGGCCGCCGTCCGTGCCCAGGGAGTGGGACAGCTCGTAGGCCTCCAGGGTCTTCTTGATCTGCTCGGGGGTGGTCACGCTCTCCTTGGTGACCACGTCGTCGTAAATCCTTTTGGTGAAATGCTTGGAGGTGGGCTGCCCGTCCACCAGGCCCCAGGCCTCGATGGAAGCCTCCTTGGCCGTGCTCTTGCGCTTGACCAGGATCCCGTCGTCTTCGGACCACTTGGGCGCCTGCTTCTTGGGGTCGGTGTAGAAGACGTCCGTAAACCACCGTTTGACCTGGATCCTGGATTCGAGAGCCTGCTTGATCTGCCGCAAAAACCCTTTGGCGATGGGGCGGGTATGGCTGAAAATGGCGATCCGCTCCTCCGGGTCCCGGATCAGGTCCTGGATGGGCTCGGCAAAGGTGCGGATGGTGCTCTTGTAATGCTCACGGGCCCACAGGTCCAGGGTGTCGGTGGGCTCCTGCTCCGCCTCCCGGATCCGGGCCACGATCCAGGGGTGGTTGACGTCGGGCCGCTCCAGGCCGAAGTAGAGCAGGAAGAAAAGATCATCCTTGCAAAGCTGCCGATAGGTCTCCAGGGCGGGCTTGCGACCTGCGCGGATACTGGCAAAGATGGCGGGGTAATCGTACTTGTAGGGGGCGCCGATTTTGGGCTCGAACCTAAGCATTGCCGGCCGCCTTCTTGACCTCTCGGATCTCGGAGCGGAACTCGTCAAGGTCCACGGGGTGAAGGCCTCCGTCGGTCTTACCTTCGTCGTCAAATAGACCTGCGAAGCGGGCCTTGAGCTCCACCACGCGAAGGGCCTTCATGCCCATCTCGGCCCGGGTGCGGATATCCAGGTTCTTGACGTCACGGAACCACTTCATGAACTTTCCCTGCACCTCGTCCAGGACCTCGCAGTCCTTGGGAGCGGTGGCCTTGGTGTATTCACGGTAGACCTCGCGGGTCTGCTCGCTTCGCTCCTTGCGGATCTCCTTGAGCCAGCGGGACACGGTGGGTTGGCTGATGGTGTCCTGGCCCTGGAGGTCCTGGGTGATCACGTCTGCGATCTCGCGGGTGGTGAGGCCCTGACCTGACAAGGCCAGGACGCGCTCCTGGAGGCCGTATTTTTCGATTTTGTTGATTGCCGCCAAAGTGGCGCCCCGGTTGGGTTTGCCAAAGGCGGGAGTCCGGGGCCAGGCTCCGTCTTCCAATGGAGGTAATACGATGTGGCGGGATGATAACACGGGGTTTTTCGGAAAAACGGCAGGGGACCGGAAAAAGACCCTAAAGAACCGGAAAGGACCCTTAAAGAGCCCGAAAGAACCCTTGACAGGGTTTTTTATTGGCTGGTGGGTTCAGTTGGTGGAGTTGAGGCCTGCGCCATCGCTCAGAGGCAAAATTTTCTCCATTCATGGATGGACGCGAGCCTATCGAAGGCCATAAGGCCCGGTGGCTTTTTGTCGTCGCTCTTTCTTATATGCACTGG